CTACTTTTGTCAACATTTTCGATCCAATTAATTTACTTTTAATCATAAAGATAATTTAAAAAAGGGAGACTGTTAAAAATCTCCCTTTTATTTTTTTGTTCAATTATTAAACAATATCCAAACCAGCTACAACCGTTGGGTCAACTGTATAAGGTAAATGCCCTTCACGTGATGTGAACGTGAACGTGTAACCGTTTTGCTCATTCAAAGTTTGCCCTGTTTGAGCAACTTGAGAAAGTAATTCAGCTCCGTTAGTAATTCCAACTGTCCACCATAATCCGTTCTGATCTTGATAAATAAGAACTAGCGGTTTACCTGCCAACAATTTAAACTCCACATTTTTAGCAGCGGTCATTTTTTGAATCATTGCCGTTACTACTGTTTCAGAAACCGTTGTCCCTGTTAATGGGTCTTTTGTTGTTGTGATAACAGCGTTAGCCGTTTCTTTTTTCATCCAATAACGGTAGAAGTTAGTTGCTGCTACTTGAGTAATCACGGTAACTTGTCCAGATACAACGGTTGAAGCTGAAATAGTATCAAGTTGTCCAACTAAAAACTGTCCTGCTTTGATCCCCCCTAAACTGTCATCGCACTCTTCTGCGAATCCTAATGTTAATACACATGCCATATTTTAAATGTTTTTTAAATTATTTATAATCCTGTTGAATGCACTCGGTACGCAACTCTTATAGTTAAATGCGATGCTCCAGCTGCGAACGCTCCAGTAGCGTTACTGATAAATATACCTTTATTGGCGGTCAAAGTAACAGCGGTATCGGTAACTTTAGTAATTGAATCAGATGCAGCCGTAATAACTGACGCCGCAATAGTTGTAGATAATATTGTTCCGCTTGTTTCCTCACGAAATGAAACTAGTCCGCCACCTGTAAATTGAGGTGCTGTATAGTCAAGAATCACAACCGCTGAAACAAATTCAATAACCGTTCCCGCTCCTTGTTTTGCTACTACTTGAATCGGACTTGCCGACATTGCGATAATATTAGCCGCTGTTAATTCAACTTCCTTAACTGTTAAATCTTCTAAAGATGAAGTAAAAGCGTCACGAATCTCAGCATTTTGTCTAGTCCCTTGAATCTCAAGTGCTGTTTTAATTTTTGCCACTTTCGCAGCTGTCAAATGTGCCATAATGTTTTTTAAATTAAATAAGAGGGGAATTTCACCCCTCTAATTATTTATTTACTTGGATTAAGGTACTAAAGTGAATTCAACCACTTGATCCACAAAATAAACCTGTGTGCCTCTTGTAAACAAAGCATCTACTAGGATTTTTTTGTTAGTTACAGGGTCAATTCTGTAAGTAAATTCCTCGTCATTATCTCCATCCATACCGATAACTAAATTCGTTGGATAAGTGATGAAAGCACGGTTCAAGTTTCTTAAACCATAAGTAGGGCGGATAGTCATCTCAGTTCCGTAATATTTCGTATCGCCATCAGTTGATACATAATGGAACATGTTAGCGTTTTTCAAAGCTGAAATATACAAATCATACCATACTTTTGGTAAGTACAATATTAAATCATTTCTTTCTGCCAACTCCTCAGTACGTGCCAACCACATATCTTCTAAGATATCCAAAATGTTAGCCGCTGTAACTCCTGTGGCAACTGTTACGCCACCTGTGTTACCGTTCACCGCTGCACCTGCATCGATTATTTTAATCCAACCGTCATAACGTTGTAAGTTAACAGTTAATGAACCTGTGTCACCTTGCCAATCTGCTAAGTCTAACGCTTGAATCAATTTTGCATTTTTTTCAGCAAAATAAATTTCAGCAATTTCAGCTGGCATAGTTTGTTTACCTGCTAAAGTTCCTTTTGTTAAAAGAATTTGAGTCCATTTGTTTCTAAGGTCATCTAAACACAAATCTTCTGCGATTGCAATTTGACCAACTGTGATCGAACGATCTGTAAATGCGGTTGTTCCTGATGCTGTTCTAGTACATCCTGCGCCTGCTCCGAAAACTAAGTTAGTTTCAAGATAATGCAAGTTTGAAGTTCCTTTCAATCCTGCTTGTTTTGTTGCTCCGTTTGCTGTTAAATCTGGAGATACTTGTAATTCTGCTACTAAAGGAAAATCTCTATCCTCTAAATAAGCTGCTAATGCTGATACGTCAAATGCCATATACTTTTGTTTTTTTTTAGATTAATTAAATTTGTTATTCTCCTGTAAATAAATTCGGCTTTTTATCCGAGTTCCCTGTTAACGAGAATTTTTCTTTAACGGGTGTTTGAGCTGGCTCATCAAGTAAATCAGAAAACATTTCTGCTGAAAACTTTTTGAGTGATTCAAATTCTTGTGCTTGTTCTGTTTTGAATTTTGAAAAATTAGCTTGTAATTCAACAAAATCTTTTTTCAATGTTTCATTTTCAGCTTTCAAAAAGGCGTTGATTTTTGCAACTTCAAAGATTTTCTCTTTTACAATTGATTCAATAATTCGCTTTACTTTTTGTTCTGAATCTGCATTCATTGGCTCTTCTACAATTGGCTCGATTTCTTCCTCTTCTAACATCGGTTCTTTGATTTCAGCAATGATACCTTCAACTTCAACAACTACAACACTACCATCTTCGAGTTGATACTCTCCGATTGGTGCTGGGATCGGTTCGCCTTCTGCATTCATAACCACCATAGCCGCACCAACTTCTAACGCTGGTTCAACTGTTACTTCAGTTCCATCAACTAGCATAGCTTTCTCAAATTTCATAGCTTTTGAAACTGCTTCTTTTGCTTCTGGATTCTCTTTGAAAAATTCTTTGAATTTATCTTTTAACGTTTGTTTACTCATTTTATTTGTTTTAAATATTTCTTTTAATTGTGTAAATATTTCAATCTCTTCGGTAAACCTACCTTCAATTGAAAAGCCTTTAAATTTTCCCTCTTTTACTTGATTCCAAACTTCCTCATTTTCGATTTTCATTGATATAAACCAACTCCCATCCGATTCCTGAGTAAATCCTTCGTGCGCTTTTGCACCTCGTTCTTTATCTAAAAAAATACTTTCGCAAACAAAAACACCTTTAGCAAATTGGTTTGTTTGGTGCATTATATTTGTGTTCGTATTTAAATTATTTCTTTGAAAGTTTAGCCAAATCTTCTCAATTGCATTTTTACGAAATACGCAATTGTAAGCCCCTCGAACCTCATCATAACGTGGAATCTCTAAATCTGCAATCATTGCATAACCTGAAATAATACGCTTGTCTTCGCTCTCTATGCTGAAATTTCTTGATATTAGTTTGAACGTTTGACCGTTGCTTGTCAGATTAAAGCATTGTTTGTTTTTACCAAACGCCATCCAATCCCGTTCAATAGCTGGTTCATCAACTAAAGCTATTTGGAACTCTTTTTGTTCCCCATCTGGTAGGTCTAAACTAAATAAATCCATAACACTATAATAGATAATTTTCCAATCATGGTATATTTTTATCCAAAAGTTGCTTGTTGTTTAATCTGAGCAACGTTTGACTGAGTGTCTGAAATGTCTTGTTCCAATACGTAAACTTTCATCGGTGGCTGGTTCAATATGGATTGACCTGTTTTAAATAGTTCCGTGTCTGGTGGCGTTGGATCTGGAGCTCCCTCCGTTGTATCACCCAATCCACCACCTGCACCACCACCACCGCCAATCGCTGGAGTTGGTGCGTTTATAATTGCTAATGCCGATCCAACCGCCGCCAATACCGTTGCAATTTGGGTGGCTATAAACACGGGAGTAAATGCCACCGCCGCTGGCCCTGCTGCTGCTGCCGAAGCCGTTGCTCCTGCAATCGCTGAGGTAAGCGCACTAGCCGTATCAATTGCTATCTTTGCAATAGCGAACGCCTTTTGCATAGCGATGTCACGCTTGAGTTTATTCTCTTCTTTTTTGGATAGTTGCTCACCTGCTTCTTGTTTTTTCTTAATACGGTCAATTTCCTTTTTATTGGCGATTGTATTAATTGAATCGATAATATTAACTACAGCCGTTGCGCCTGCAATAATATTTTCAGCGTATTCCTTTTGTGCTTCTATTCTTTGTAAGTTCTCTTCTTTAACCTTATCGGCTGCTTTCTTAGCAAATTCATCTGTAATAATTTTAAGTTCCGCATCTTGCGCTATAAGCAATAAGCTATAATCTTCGCCATATTGTTTGGCTTGTTCGATTAAATTAAAGTACTTTTCACGGACTGCATTTTCCTCTCTTTGTTGATCGGTTAATAATGAATCATAATAGTCGGTTTCTAATTTTTCAACCTCAGCGATATAATTGTTTTTTTCTTGAATTTTACGGTCACTAATCTCTTTTTCTATTTTCGCTTGATCTTCAATAGATTTTTGATCCGCTGCTAATTTATCCGCTGCTAATTTGTCATCAATTTCTTTTTGTTTATCCGCCGCCGCTTTTGCAATTCCTGCCCTTTTTTCATCAATTGCTTTTTGTTTATCCGCTGCTGTTTTTGCAATCCCTTCCCTTTTTTCACTTTCCTCACGTTTGAATTTGGTGATTTCTAATTCAGCATATCTAACAGCGGTTTCATTTTGTTTTATTAATTCATTCGCTGCCTCCTGCAATCTATACAGGTCAGTACCTTGGTCTTTCATTTGGTTTATATACTCCTCATGACTTTGACCACGCAAAGCCGCTTGACCTGCATAGTACTGAATCCAACTTTTTAGTTTTTGATCATTTGCATATAAAATCGCTTTTGTTTGCGCTAATTGTTCCTCAAGAATTTGCAAATTAACAGCTGCCGAATTTTTACCATTTGCTTCGAGAGTAGCCTTTTCAAGTTTTAGCGAATCAATTTTTGACTTACTAGCCTTAATTGTTTCATCAAATTCTTTTTTAATTTGGTTTAGTCGTTCGGCATGTTGCTTTCCTAGTTCGGCACTTGCTTGTCTTCGTTCCGCTTGTTGCTTCCTTTCGGCTTGCATATTTGCTACCGTTCCTTTTTCAACAAATCCAAAAAATTCAGCTACTGCCATAATAGCATCGCCCAACGCTTTGAAGCCATCGATTATACTACCTACCCACTTTTGAACTTTTGAAAAGTTTGCAATTAATAAACCAAGCCCCACTATTAACGCTCCGACACCTGTCGAAAGTAAAGCAATACGAAACACTTTCATCAGCCCCGTAGACGTTCCTACCACCGTATTATAAACGGCAGTTGCAGCCGATAAGGCAACCATGCCAACGGTCTGAGTATTGGTTGCGACTGCTTCCTCTCTAGTTAATGCTAACCCTATTTTTGAAAGTCCTATCCTTAAATATTGACCTGCAATAGTATCTTTATTCAAAGAATTGGCTACCGATGTAACGCCATTCATAACACCTTGAACCGCTATCACATTTTGCACGGCTTTCTCGACCGCCGCACTATTTGACCCAAACAAAGCCATTGCACCTTGAGCCGCTTGAAACCCACCTGCGATCGCTTGACCAGCTCCCATTAAGCCGTCTAGTCTTTTAGTATCACTAGCTAAACTTCGTACACGAGCGCTTACGTCACCAATCCGATCTTCCAACTCCCCAGCTTCTTGAGCCATTTGGTTAAACTCCGCACTCCCTTCTGGTAAATTAGCTAACTCCACTTTCATTTGGCGAAGTTGCGCTTTTAAACTTTTTGTAGAGTTCGTTACCCTATTAACTCCCTCAGATAAATTGTCACCAACCTTTTCGCTCGCCGTTTCAATTCCTTGAATTTCTTGACGTATTTCGCCCAGCGTTTTATTTGAGTTTCCTGAATCAATTCCAATCCTTATTACTGCTTCTTCCATTTGTTTAGATAATTATAAATTCTGTTCCACCTACGTATTGAATATTAAGTACGGAGTCAATTAGGGTTAATGTTCTATTTGCTGCCCCATCTATGGTTGCCGTTCCACCGCCCGAAATAATAAAAGAGTTTAGAGCCGTTTCTTTTTTAAAGTTCCAAATTTGTCCCTTTGTATAAATAATCCCTGTTAAATTAAAGGTCAACGTCACGCTGCCAGCTGTGGTATCACCTCTGTAAGTTGTCACAGTTGGACTTATGTCTCGATTTGCCGTTACAGTCACAACGCTTGTAGTGGATTCCTGAACTTGGACCCCGTTAACGTAATTTACATTCGATTGTTTTACTGTTAAATTATTGGAGTTAATTAATGAAACGTTAAACAACCCCGATTCAATCACATTATTATTAGAGTTTATTAAATTGATGTTTTGGCACGATCCTAGAACCGTGTTATTACTCCCCATTATAGAAACGTAGTACGATGTTTTGCTGATTAAATTACCCGTTCCACTTACCGTTCCGCTTTGGGAATTATAATTGTTCGTGTCTTTCTTAATCCCTTGCGTAATACCTTTTAATGGCATGTACTCCACCTGCAGAACTCCACCACCGCCACCAAGTCCATCCTCAGTATTTGGTTCAAAAGACACGCCATCCCCTTGCGCCTCTGTTAAAGTTGGCTTAAACGGTGAAACCTCTTTCAGCTTCATAAATTCTACTTTCGTCAAATCGTTGTTCGTTGGATTGAATCCATCAATTTTGTTTAACCTAAAATAAGCGTTATCAAAATAATAAAGGTCACTGAACCGCCATTGATTAAAATAAAAGGCATCCATATTGACAAACGCCCTTACAATCTTGCTATCTTTATCCGTTATTTCTCGAATAAATTTAGAATGATATTTATTATAAAGGTTGTTATCCGTTACAACTATCGGATCTATTAAGTCATAATAATAAACCTCACGAACCAATCCAAAATTAATGTCCAACATCGGGTTAAACGGATCATCCCAATGTCCTGCAAATGGGTAGGTAGTGAAATACTCAGATGGGAAAATTTCGCTCTCATGTAGCCACGCTGTTTGGTTTGGTTTTTGACCGCCGTAATACAAAGTTCGCCAATTATGTTTAGTGCTTATCTTTTGCCCTAATTCATCTACTTGTACAATCGTTGGTATTACACGGTTGTTTCCTGTTCCATTGTCTGCCATCGGTGTAGGGCTTGATGAAACTTCTGTTTTATTTGTCTTTTCGTTAAATTCGTTAATTGTAGTAACTTCACGTTGACCATAAGTTTCCTGCCATGAATTACGATATCGAACGTTTAAATAATCTTCATCGTCTTTGTGCTTGAAAAGGTATTCTTTCGCATCAAGCGCTCCAATCGGTTCGTAAGTAATTCCCTTATCAATTGAAATAAGACCAGTTAAATCAACTATATTATTTGTATAAAAATTATCTCTAGGAGCGATTAGAAAATGATCGGTTTTGCTAGGGTCAATCTCAAAATAAAGATTATACTCTTTGATGTAATTTAATAGAAAATCGGTCTGTTTTACTTTTGGGATACATTTATTAACCTTTAATAAATTACCTTCTACCATTGCCGTGTTTGTGGCTTTATTCAAAAAAGCCCCAACCGAAATATTAATCCTAGCATTCCCATTTGAATAAGTTCCGCCACCATTTACAAAATAGCTTGGATAGTCTGTTTTGTAATTTGCCGACCAAACGATTTTAATCGTATCCGATGTATTTAAGTTAAGGTTTGATAACGATAAAAATAATTGATTAGGCGTGGATTCAAATCGGTCAATTAACCCTAAAGGGAACGGATAAACCTTTTTATAATCGCTGTCAGGGTAGGTACTCGGAGTGTTCGACTGCCTTGTTCCTATCGCAAAACCATCATGATAAATCCTAAATCCATCCTCTTCAATTACGGTTGTCGTTAATGCGCTATTATCATAAAAAATAACTTTAGCCTTAAAATCAACATAACCAACTGAGTTGACCGTGCCACCGCTTGAAGGAATAAAAAAAGCTGTGATATCTATAATTGTAGCAAAATCATAAAACCCCTTTTGCGTACACGTGAAAACTCCCGTAAGTGGATTATAAACACCTCCAGGATCGATTATTTCATTCGTGAATTTAATCGTGTCATCACCACTCCAAGCATCTTTGGTTATGTTGTTAGATGTCGTTGTATTGGTGCTAGTCAATAAAGGCGTGTTCGCTTCAAATTGTCTATTATTAATTTCAGTAGCATCTAGTAAATAGGTTTCAGGACTTGAAGGAATTATCAAATGTTTAAAATGATCCGCAAAATCAAGATCCGTAAATTCATACGTAAATCCTGCATCCTTAAAAACTCGATCCCAATACTCCTGTACAAATATTGCGCATCCTATATGGTTTGATTTAAAGGTGTTTGAATCAGTTGAAAATCCATAATCGACCAACGGATAAATATAACCTTTACCAAGTTGAGCAGGAACTAAAACCCCATTCTCAATAATCTCATAAACTCCATCTTGATTAACTGAATAATTTTGGATTTGTTTGTTTAAAATATGATCGTAAGTTTCAAGCCCCTCAATCTCATCAAGCCATTTATTTTGGATTCCTTTGAATAAATTAGCGAACTCAGAAAATAATACAATCGAATATTCAATGTCGTAATTATTGGTTTTAACAAGGTCTTTTAATTGACAATAGCCCCGTATCTGTTCAACTCCATCCACTAAATAAAGCGCATCCGCTTTAAGGTTTGGGTTAAATGATCCGCTTGAAATATTAATCTCAAAAATAAATCCGAAAACATCGTCCGCCTCTTTTGATCTTGGAACGGCAACTGTTTTGGAATATGTGGATGACCTTTTGTCAGGCTCTCTAATATCAATAATAGACTTGGTAAATGATGGATTAAGCGACTTGCTCAAAGGTATCTCGATCCCACTTATAAATAATTGCTCTCTCATTATCTTCGTTGTCTAAAATTATCGCATAATTCAACCTCAACCTCAAAAGTAAATAGCTTATCTATGTCGGTTATCTTTTCATCCCATTTAGTTGACTTAATCAAAATAGGCTTGAAATTATGCACCCCTGAATTATCTGTAAACTCCAAATAAGCACGTGGACTGAACGCCATTTCTTTAAGCCAGTTGTTTTCATCCTCAGTAATGAAATGACTTTTTAAATTGATCTTATCCGTAAACTTCGTGTAATAATTTACCTTTGATTCGGTCTCATGCTTATAAACAACTCCCGTATTTTGAATCGTAGGCTTGTTCGTGGTGTATGTTTTGCGCTCACCATCTGCCGACCTTTTGCTATTTAAAGTAAAATTAAACGAATCGTAAGCACCATACTCATTTTCAAAATGAATCCGATACACCTCATAAAAGCAACTATTTTGCACCGTGAAATACAATGTTTCACCTACTGCAACGTTATCACTCCTAAAGCATCTAATCGTATAGGTATGGACTGCATTCGTGATAACAGGTTGCACCCCAAGAGAAAACTCAATACTATCAATATTATTCAAACTTTGTGGAGCGGTTGCTAATCTTACCAGCCTACTTTGATCGAGAATTAAACTAGCAACGTTCACAACTTTAAACGTGCCAACTAGCGCACCACCTATATCGTACGTGTCAACTCTCATATAATCTACATCCGTTGGCGTATCGGTCAGAAACCAATGCCACCCCAAGTCAGTTATTTGAACCGTTGGCGTTTTGAAGTTGGTTAAAAACTCACCTTGATAATTGGCATTAAAAATATAATCCGTGTACTCCGTGTTATTAAAAAAGTCAATCCATCTATGACGTTCCAAACTAGCACCCCAAGCATATCGGTCTGAGGTTTGGATAATGTCATTATAAACTACAATAGGGTCATCAACTGTTAGTCGGTATTCCTCGCCAATCTCAACCCAATACTTCACAATTCCATCCGCACTCAAACTGAAACCATTATCACTAGCATAATCTACAATCTCCTCGTTGACAAACTTTGCCACGATTTGAGAAACATCCTGTAACCCAAACGACAATTTAGGATCGGGAGCGACTTTAGTTCTAATTATACGGGTTGTCAGTTCTTTGTTATCATTGATGTAAATATCAAACACGTACTTGTAATCGGGTTTGGTTCTAGTTCCTGCATCGTTTTGATACACCACCAATTCGATAGGGTTGTAAACGGGTGAAAATTCCTTTAAATTTGTCTTAATTACTAATGCCATTTATTGCGTTTTTTAAATTGATTTCAACCTCTCTTGCTCCTGCCTTTTCTAAATCTTTTATTAAATTATTTACCAATTCAGGATTATCCACCACCTCACTAAAAAAGTTAGTCGCTTTCGTTCCTTTGTGAAATATACTTCTTTGAACTACAAAGGGGTTCGCTCCCTGATTATTTGACCACATAGCCAATGCGCTAATTGGCGGTTTCTTTTCACTAAATCGGTACGGGCTACTTAGGTTTTTAACAGCCCAAGCCATACCATTTTTCATCACACCGCCAGCACCTTGCACACCCTTATCAACGAACTTCCAATAGTCATTCATTAATAATTCAAATTGATAGCCACTCCCCAAAACAGTAATATCAAACACAATGCTTTGTCTTAATAATTGTGCGGTTTGAGTAGTTATCTTTGAATCTAAATTATCCCTTAACTCTTTTTGTAGCTTATTGCCAAAATCTTGAAGGACACCAAGAATAGTATTCTCGACCCCTAATTCGCTAATTTCGCTATCCGATAACCCTAAAATACTACCTGCCATTATCTTTTATTCAGTGCCTTTTGTAATTCGTATTCTTGTATTTTTACTTGGTTTTCAATTGTCAAATATTCTAACTTGCCCAAATAATCAATCACATTCCTTTCACCTGTTTTGTCCCATGGCTCATTCAGCTCTTCGCTAACGTCCTTTATTGTTTTGTACCATCCATATCGTTCAGCAAGTTCGTTTTTGCTGCTATCAAGCTTTCGTTCATCTCCTTCATTTTGCTTTCCGAATAATCTAGTAAACAGGTTGTGAGTTCGTTTGAGAGATTGAAAAAAAAAACAATTAAAGGATAAGCAAGTGATACAGGTAGTTGATTAATCGCTAAAATAATTTCAGGTATCTCAGATTCTTTTAACTCGAAGTATTTTTTTCTAATCCCTCCAACCCATTTATAAGGTCGTGACAAACTGAAAATAATTAGGTGCATATTTGAATCGACATCCTTCAAAGCATTCATTACTCCAGCATGTCGCCATGCCGTTAAATTATTTGGATTCAGTTCAATTTCAAAGAGTGTTTTTTTAACTTTGAATTTAGTCACTAATTTTGTACCCATCGGCGTTTTAAGAAACTCGTTAAATACTTCAATCTCTTTTAACGTGAATTTTTCAGCCGTATCCTGATCGCAATCCATTACAACCTGAACGATCTTAATTAGATTATCCAAGCGTTCAACATCGGTTTGAGTTTCAACTTTTGCAATACGTCTAATTTTTGCATACTGCTCTAAACTGATTTGATCCCAACTATTAGGTAATTTCATAATTTATATAATTGATTAAATTTGTACTATGGTATAGTGTCCTGTTTTTTTCATCGTTTTATGTGCATGATTAGCAATTGCCCTACTCATTACATAATCATCATGTAGCCCCGTTGGTGCGCTGTATTTAATGTTCCTAGTCTTCACGTTGTATTCGTACGTGAAGACCTGCAATTCGTTTAACTGCCAATCTAATCCAATAATCCCCAGCGTTAACTGCTCGAATCCAACAATCAAACTTTCAACTATTGCCTGTTTAGTTTGGGAGGTGGTTACAAACGGCTCTAATCTACTTTTGGAGAAACTTATCCCGTTCCTTATTTGCTCGAAAATAGCGTCTTGCGCCCCGTTCGATTCGATTAATGTGAGGGGTTTATAAACGTTCAATACCTTAACGATATTTGACACAATGCTTGACCATTCCATGTGTCGCCAACGTTCACAAAATACCTCGTTGTTATCTTGGTCAACTATCGTTAAAACAGTCCAATCGTCCACACGTCCCAAATCCACACCAGCGTAATAATTAGCCGATTCACCACCTTTTTTAATACACTCGTTAATGTTTCTGAAAACGCTTGATCCATCGTCTAGAAACTCAGCCAAATACTCCTGTCTGAAAATATGGTCTGGGAGCGATCGCCTTGCGTCCTCAATCTCTGAAACGTCAATAAATGGATTGTCATACGAAGTGCCAAAAAAAGACTTGTAATTAGGGTTGTCTTTAGCCATGTTGAAGATCCTATAAAATTGGTTCTTACCTCTTGGAGTTGAAATAATAAGTACCTTTTTACCCCTGACTAATACCGTTGCTTTTAAAACCTCATCCCATGCCTGTGATTTATAAAATGCGAACTCATCGCACACCTCAGCGTCGAACGTTTCCCCTCGAATTGTATCGTATGCTTCAGCTGAATAAAAAATAAGCACACCGCCGTTATTAAATTCAATAATTAGATCGGAATGGTTTATCCGTGAAACGAAGGGACATTTACCCAACGCCCTAACTATCTCTTTAAATACCTTTTTACATTGCTTATAAGTTGGTGAAATCCAACCTACTTTCCATGAATTTTCTACACACCATTTTAAGGCTTGATTTTGTCCTAGCATCGTTTTACCGAACTGCCGACCAATTGAAACAATGAAATACTTTCCATCGCTTTCAATAGCTTCGTGGATCTCTAATTGCTTCGGATGGGGTTTATATAGAATTAACTCCCCCAATTTGAAGTATGGCTAGTGTCTTTAATTTCAACTTTGTCAGGTTCGTACATTCCTGTTAATTTGCTTATTTCAGCTAGTGAACCTCTGTAATCCGATCCCTTTACTAATTCCTTTAATAAATAGAATCTTTGTTTTTCGTCCTTTTCTAAATCATTTCGTTTACCAAGTGACCAAAGTTCTTCCCATGCTTCTATCATATTTAAATGATACTTAATTATTTTGTCACGATCTAATCCATGCGCTTTTTTAGATTCTTCTTTAATTTCTTTAATCCTTTGCCTTATATTTACCTCGCTACAAAGAACTGATGCTTTTGAAGCAATCCATTCAGCATCGTTGTTGCTTAAGTCATAAGCCTGCCTATAAGCCTCAGATTGGTTACCAAGACTTACAACAAGCTGCGCAAATTTTTCCTGTTTAGGAGTTAGCATTTTCTAAAGTTTTCAATTCTTCTAATAACTCTGCTTTCTTCTTATTAATGACATTGATCCCTTTTGAGGCGCAATACTTTTTAAGTTCGCCCCATTTCATTGTCACCCCTTTAAATTCAACAGTCGGCTTTGATTGAATCGCTTTTGATTTTTCTACGATCCAATTCCGTAAATTGTTCATCATATCCGATATACATGACGAGCAACCTAGATCGGTCGTTGCTATATCGTTATTTTTAAACCCGTAAATTTTCACTGATTCATGTTTTCTCAGCCGGTCGTAAATCTCGCTTATTTTAAGATTCACCTCATACGGTGGCATCTGCTTACCTTTGTGATACAAATCTATGTACAAAAGGTATGGTTTTATTTCTTGTAAAAAGTCCATAACTAAAGCGATAAAAGTTTAATTGATTGGTAGATTAAATAACCAGCTAATACCAATGTTGTAATTGCGAATATTGCACTTAAAAAACCGCCTTCGGGTTTCTTTGGATCTGTGTTTTGTGTTTCCATTTTATATGTTTATTTTAAAAGTTTAACTTGAATAACTCGGTAAATCAAAGGAATCGACAAATATACTAATTCCATTTGAAACCAAGCAAAAACCAATCCAATCCAATAGCTAAGGCAAAACACACAATTAAACGGTTTGAAGTCCAGACGTGTTTTAAATAGTTTTGGTATGGCTTCACGCTCATAAATGTAAAGCCCTGTCAATATTAATATTAAATTTGTTATCATTTCAGTTTATCAATTACGTGTTTCAATCTTCGTTTAGCACAATGCCGACCGATCCCTAAATCACTTTGAAGCCAACTAGCATTTAAATCTCTACTCAAAAATGCTTCGACCCAAAGCCGATCAATAAACGGCAATTTTTTTTCAATTATCAAATCTTCCAGTTCCTTTTTATAGTCAATTTCAACCTCATAAATCACTTGAACTGAATCTAAATCAATTGTGCTTTGATTCATTCGATCAGCAAGATACTCATTTTTTGCGATAATAAAGATATATGCTTCAATTTTTCCAGAATCTTCAACCTCTAACGCTTTCGATTTGTTCTCAATTAACCTTACACAAACATTTTGAGCCAAGTCCTCAAAGTTCACCTTATCAAAATAACGTGAACATTTGAGTATATGGTTATAATATTTTACTTCTAAGGTCAAAATTATATCAAATATTTGTGCAATTTACAAAAATTTAATCAATATTCAATCTTTTTTTATTAACCACTTCCAAAGACTTTATAATTGTGACTAAATCGAATAATAAATTGGATTCTTTTGAACTCTTTTCAATCCTTTTTAATTCGGCTTTTATCTTATCAATTACGAATTTTTGCCCTTGTTCGTGTTCGGTCATGGCTTTTTAGATTTAATTTTCTCGACTTGCTCACAAACTTCATCCAGCCGCTTTTT